TGCCGGGTTAGCCCCTGGCGCAAAGGAGAGGACATGAAACGGCTGGAATACCCGATGAACCACGAATGGCATGTGGCGATAAACCGGCACCACGACGGCAAGATTGGCACGCCCGAATGGAAGCGCTGGATGTACGAAGCGAAGTCTATGGCGGACGAGGTGCCGCGTATGGCGCTGGTGCTCGGCAGGGAGCGGCGCGGAGAACTCGCCAAGACGCACAAGCAATGCTTGATGACGCCAGAAGTACCGTTGCAGAGCAACCACCTGACATGCCGCCTCGGCGTGAAGTGCGCTGAGTGCCCTGAACTGCTGGCGCTCGACAAGATGGAACGGGTAACGCCAGAAGAGATTGACACCGCAAAGGCTTGGACGTGCGCGGCCCACATTGTTTCCGAAGGCGGCGACACGATGAACGAAGGCTACCTGCTAGACGTGAGCGACCGGATGTACTGGGACAACGTGTGCGAGAGCCTGAGCCAAGGTGATGAAGGGGCTAACGCGAAATTGAGCGGCGGCTGAAAGCCGTCCGCTCGAATGACGGGTTAGCCGAGCACCCGAGGAAGCCCGGCACAACTGGAGAAACACCGCATGAACGAACAAGCGATTGAGCAGGAGATTCAAGACAAGGGCCTGACCGCGCCGCGCCTGACGCCGGATGCGATTGACGCCACCATTACCGGCGAGGACTACTACGTTTTCCCCGGCACCACGCTTACCGTGTGCTGCCTGACGCTGCGCAACGGCTTCACCGTGACCGGCGAAAGCGCTTGCGCCAGCCCCGAGAACTTCGACACGGAGCTTGGGCGGAAGATTGCCCGCCAGAACGCCCGCGAGAAGATTTGGGCGCTCGAAGGCTACGCCCTGCGCGAACGCCTCGCGGCTTGATGTGGCGGCCGGCATGACGACGCGAGAACTCATGCCGGCTAACGCAGAAATAACCGGCAGCGAAGCTGTCCGGGTTGATTGACGGGTTATGCCGCCGTAGCACCAGAGCCGACTTTTACGATTGGAGAACGAAATGGCAGAACTGAAAGACCTGATTGGAAAGACGCTGATGAAGGTTGAGCAAGTTGGCGACGACGAGATTGTTTTCATCACCAACGAAGGCAAGCGGTACAAGCTGTACCACTCGCGGGACTGCTGTGAGTCGGTGACGGTGGATGACATCGTTGGCGACCTGGCCGACCTTGTGGGCGAGCCGATCCTTGTTGCCGAAGAAGCGACCAGCGACAAGAACCCGGACGGCGTTACGAAGGAATACCAAGACAGCTTCACTTGGACGTTCTACAAATTCGCCACCCGCAAGGGCTATGTAGACATTCGCTGGTACGGCGAGAGCAACGGCTACTACAGCGAGAGCGTGGATTTTAAAGAGGCATAACGACAGAGTGGAGGGGCGCGACGCAGCTTCATCGCGGCGCGTCCCTTCGCACGACGGGTTAGCCGGCTGTGGCCACGAAGAAAGGAGACTGACAAATGTTTGACGAAGAGCCTGATGGCGATCCGCACGGAGAGTGCGCCGAAGAAATTGCAAACCTACGGCACTTGCTCGGGCTGTGCTACGCGAAGCTGCTGAAGTTTGGCGTTGAGAACAGCGACCCGCTTTTGATGGACGAAATGAAACTGGAGCTTATGAAATGATGGGGCCAAGCGCGATAGGTGCACAGCCACCACCGGAAGATTTTGACGAGGAATGGCTGATGATGCAGGAAGACGAAGAAGGCGACGAACCGTTTTGCAACTGCACCGCGGGCCACAGCATTGAGGAAACGGACTGGAACCAGTGCGATAGCTGCGGGAAACCGATTTACGACGAAGAGCCTGCCGTCCTGCCAGCGTCGACTTTTACGGAAGGAACAGAAAAATGAATGTTGTTCGGCATAGCAAAGAACGGTGTTCGTACGTATGCCCGTACTACCAAGACGGCCCGGTGCTTTCACTCTGCAACAAGTACAAAAAGCAACTTCACTACGACGGCTGTATTCCTCCGTTGTTGGCCGAAGAGTGCAAGTTGGAAATGACGGCGCATAACGCAAAAAGTGAGGGGGCTGAGCCGCTTTTGGCGAAGCTCCGGTTGAGCGTAGGGTTATGCGGCAACCCATGATCGCCGCAGAGGAGAACAGAATGCAAGTGATGGAGATAAATGTTTTGGATGGTCAGGGCGTGATCGAGGTCGCGGTTTGTGACTTCATGCAGGAGACTCGGCTGCGCACTTACGTTTCTGACGCAGAGAAGGCGTTTGCCAACGAGGACAAGCTGGCCGAAGCGGTGCGGTGGCTGGAAACGAACCAGCCTGATGTTTTCAAGCGCGGCATCTGGGATGCGATCAATGCCGCATAACGCCTGAGTTAACCGGCGCTGCGCCCCACGGACAGCAAACGAAGCCACAGGAGATTGAGAAATGACGAACGAAAAGACGACCGATAGCGCAGCGTCCGTGTTGAGCGCCGGGTTAGCGCCCACAACGCTATGCTGGAACTGCAACACGGCATACCCGATGGAAGCGCGGCAATGCCCAGGCTGCTGCGCCACAAACGCCAACAAAGACCTTGCGAGCGCACAGGAAGAAATGCAGGACAAGAGCCTGATTGACCACGACTGGAAGTGGGTGAACGATTGGTATGGAGACCCCGAAGTGGTGAATGGGACCGCCGATTGCTCGCACTGGAAATGCACGCGATGCGATTCGGAGGACTGCGAAGACGCGCCGCCCGGCCCTTACGAGGACTACTGACATGGACACTGATTACGGGTGGAAGCGAGTGTGCGCGGATTTTGAGACGCATAACGGCGAGGTGAGGGGCGCGAGACATGGAGTACTTGATGAAGACTAACAGATTACTTCATGTCTTGGTTGCAATTTCGCACAAATTATGCCATAATAAACATTGCCAATAATGGCAGACCTTTAGGAGCCTTTCATGTCCCTACTTCCTGACCATCCAAAGCGCGTAGCTGCTCGGCAACGCGCCCTTGCAGCTCGGCGCGCTCGTGCAAGGCTGAAACTGCGCTATCCTGCTCCTCATCGCCACTGGATTCGTGGCCCAGACGGCTGGACAAGTGAACCATGGGGGGAGGCGGCGATCCTTTCCACCCTTCAAGGCGGCGGTCACTTCCGCCCAGACGTTGCTTACGCGCACGACTTTGCATCAATGGCAGCTGCGCGATTCGCAGGAGACGCGCAGAAGTCCCTGAATAACCTACTGGAGGACATTCAAAATGGCTGACTTGAGATTGTGCTGCAACTGTACTTTTTACCTGCGGAAAGAGACCACTATCTTAGATCGCTGCGGGCGTGTGGCAATGGACCTGAATGTGCAATATGTTCGGCCAGAACCGCCGGAGTATTCGTATTGCACCACGCAGCGTTCTCGTTCTGGAGGTTCTTGCGGACCAGAAGGACGGCTTTACGAGGAAGCCCCGCTGGAACTCAAGCTCACGCAAGACTGGAGACCAGTGGTCGAGATGGAGGCACTCATGGCCACCGCACTCGCGGAGGATCCCGCCGGAGTCGATGATGGCGCGGCCTAAGGCAGTCGAACCTACCGAGCGTGTGTATTTCCACATGCCGCAGTCGCTGTACGCCAAAGTCAAATTGGCGCTGTTCAGCGAGCTGGAATCCCGTGTTCCTTACGGAGCCTGGGCAGAGTTGATTTGCCCTCTGCTACACGAACGCTTTACCCATAAAACCCTGGATCTTGCCCCGTATCTCGGCAAGCCTCCAGGAACTTTCATCATCAAAGGCGATCCTACGGTTCTCGCCTCCCTGGAAACCCACCTCAAGGAGCTTCAACATGCCGCTACCCTCTCCTGAAGTCCAATCCCGTATTGCGGTGCTGCGAGCACGTGCTCTCGACGGTTCGATTACCCTTGACGATATGAAGGAAGCCATCTCCCTCATGCGCGCCGACCGAAAGGGAGCTGCCATTGCCTCCGCTACTTCCAAAGCCAAGTCTGCCAAGGCTGCGGTTCCGAATGTTGCTGACCTGCTGGATGAGATTGGAGGATTGTGATGGAAACAACCTGCAGAAACTGTAAGTATCTCGACGAGGAGCGTTGTCGACGCTTCCCTCCAACTGCCTCAGCACTTCCCATCCCCCGTCAAACCCTTTCCGGAATGCAGATGGAACTGCAAAGCATCTCCGTGTGGGCAACTGTGCGGGAAAATGATTGGTGCAAAGAGTTTGCCCCACAAATTCACCTTTCGTCCTAAACGGAGCACACAACTATGAAATACCCTTTTCCCGAAGTAGTCGACTCCTCCATGCTCGCATCCTTCAGAGCATGCCCGCAGCGTTTTTACATGGAGTACATTCAGCACTGGAAGCCCCGCACAGAATCTGTACATCTGGTCGCTGGAAAAGCTTTTGCGGCGGGTCTCGAAGCCTTGCGTTTGTCCTTTTTTCAGGACGGGAGTTCCACGGAGGAGGCCTTGGCACAAGGTGCAGCGGCCCTGATCCGCGCCTACGGAGATTTCGAGTGTCCTGCCGATTCGCCGAAAAGCCTCGAGCGAATGCTTGGCGCACTGGAGTATTACACCGAGGCCTTCCCGCTCACAGACGAGCCAGCTCCTCCGGCTAAACTTCAAGGCGGAAAGCTTGGGATTGAATTCTCCTTTGCTGAGCCAATCCACGAAGTTCTGCATCCGGAGACAGGCTCCCCTCTGCTCTACTGCGGTCGCATGGACCAGATTGTGGAGTATGCGGGTGCCCTCTACGGCGAAGACGATAAGACGACAGGACAACTCGGAGCCTCGTGGTCCCGCCAATGGGACCTGCGCTCGCAATTCACTTCCTATTGCTGGGGAGGTCGCCGCGCCAATCTTCCGCTGCAAGGTTTCCTTGTCCGAGGAATAGCAATCCTTAAGACCAAGTGGGATCATGCACAAGCTATCACCTATCGCCCCGAGTGGATGGTCGATCGCTGGTACCAACAGACTGTCACAGACCTGCTGCGGATGCTGCGCGCGTGGGAGACGGGACAGTGGGATTACAACCTCGACCACAGCTGCAACGAGTACGGCGGCTGTGTATTTCGGCAGATCTGCCTGAGCGACCGCCCGGAAACCTGGCTTCAGGCGAACTTCGAGCGGCGGCGCTGGGACCCGGTGACACGGGAAGAAGTGATGCTCGGAGAAGGAGACTAACATGGACGAACGGATCGTAGCACAACTGCATAACCAACTTAGGAACTTGCAGGGGAACTGTGATTACTACTACAAGCAGCAAGTGCGGCTGTATGAAATAAGCGAAAAGCTTGCTGTTCACGCTGGTGTGCGCTTTCTCCTCGAAACGTATCCAGAAGCTGCTGTGATGTTAACTACAAACACCTTCGTAATCGCACTCACCACCACTTCTATAAAGGACACAGCAACAGAAATTTTGACTGCCCTAGAGGACCAGGGGATTGGTATAGAAAGCTGGGAATCTCTGGACTATCCCGAAGACCTGCGACGAGTCTACTACTGCGATACTCCAGAAGGCTTTGAGCTTAGCATTTCTATCGCAGCTACCAAGAACGGAACATGCCGACAGATTGTTATAGGGACAGAAATGCAGTCTCGCTTCGTCGAGGTACCTGTCCCTGTGCTTCAACTAGTCTGTGATTGAGGAGTTTCCATGCAAGCTATACTCACCTTCGAGGACTTCCCCATCACCCGAGAATTCGGTGACGGAGAACAGGAACTTCTGCTCACCGTAGAAGTAGCTGTATATCCGGGCAGCCCCGGACGCATGTATATGCCTAACGGAGATCCCGGCTATCCGCCAGAGCCGTCTGGGCTGGAAGTCCTGAGTGCGCTGGACCCACTGACAAGCAAAGACTGGCAAGATGATCTGACCGAAGCAGATATCGACCGTTTGTGGGACAAAGTAAACGAGGCTTTTGCAGACGGACCAGACTGATGACTACTCCCTCTAGTCTCTCTGGTATTGCGGTTGCTCGCTACTTCGACGCAGGTACTTGCGTTGGAACTCGCCGGTTATATTGCTGTGGCTACCGAGATACTGACGGAGCTTCTCACTCAGCTTACTGGCCTCACACGGCATACTTCTGTCCGCATTGCGGAGAGATTTGGGGACGCGAAGTGTTGTCGCATCAGTTCAACTACGCGCCTATTCCCAACACTCCTTGGGTACTGGAGACCAGGCGCTGCCGAAAGCACGGTGATGGAATGTTTCTTACCGGAAAGCTTCTCGAGGATTGCTCAACCGAGTTACTCCAGCGAGAGTTTTCCATTCTTCTCAACCAGTACGACAAGGAGTTACAGTCATGACACGCAAGCCCCCTGCTTCAAAAGCCTTGATTCATGAGATCGACCCAGTGGGTCGTCGCCATCGTATCGTCCTAATCGTTGGCGGCGTTCCGCAGCATGGTAACTGGTTCGAGCTGTCTGAACTAGCGCTCTTCAAAGGTCTGCTCGCAGCTGCCAGAGAATTTTCCGGGCTGCCTCGCGGCATCTTCCAGGCAGTCAGTCGTCCACATGAGGTACTGGAATGAACACACCTTCCACTCCTGCCAAAACCCCGACGCTTGCCGGTCCGAAGGTCCTTCTCGAGGGCTCCTCTGGCTCCGGCAAGACACACAGTCTGGGGACGCTCGTCGATTGGGCAGCGCGGCAAACCCCTGCTCTTGAAGTTTTCGTCCTGTTCACCGAGAACGGGCTAGAGACTCTCAAGGGTTATTGGGCTGACCGAGGCCTTCCCATTCCCGACAACCTCCACTGGCACGTCAGCTGCACTCCCACCATCGGCCTGGATTCGCTTATCGCCGGTGCCAAGAATGTAGGACTGCTCACCTACGAAGCCCTGACCAAGACCCTCGATCCGAACAGAGGAGCGAACAACCCTTGGGAGAAGCTACTCAAAGTCCTCACCGACTTCCCGGACGATCGCACTGGCAAGAAGTTCGGCAATATCGGACTGTGGGGAGCTGATCGAATCTTGGTCAATGATTCGCTGAGCGAAACCGCCATCGCCTGTCTGCGCATGTCCACTGGCAACAAGCCGATGGCTGCTCAACAGGAGTACCTCGTGTCGCAGACCAACCTGATGAACTGGCTGCGCTATATGACTCAGGCGTTGCAATGCACTTTCGTCCTCACTGCTCACGTGCAACGCCAAGTCAACGAGATCACTGGCACCACACAGCTGATGACGAAAGCCATCGGTAAGGCAATCGCGGACGAAATCCCGCCCCTGTTCTCCGACGTGATCTACTGCGTGCGGGAAGGGACGAATTGGTTCTGGGATACCGCAGCAGCCAACGTGGATGTGAAAACTCGTAGCCTTCCTGTTCAGGCCAAGATCTCCCCGGACTTCGGCCAGATTATGGACAAGTGGTTGGCACGTTCGAAGGCGTAACTTTGTGAAAGGAACAATCATGTCACAAAACGAAACAATTCAAGTGGAAATTCACGGTGTAAAGATGGAGGTAGACCTGCGCTACGCCAAACGTATCGACACTCTGCAAGTAGGCAGCCGCGTAAAATGCCTGATCAAGTCCCAATATGGGAGTGGCGCCCAGGTTTACCCTGGGATTGTAGTCGGTTTCGAGCCTTTCCCCTCGCTGCCCACGATTCAGGTGGCCTATCTCGACCTCGGATATGGAGCGGAAATGCTTAAGTTCTTTGCTTTCAACGCCGAGTCAAAGGACTTTGAGATCGTCCCTGACGTAGATAACACTAGCATCGAGGTGCACAAAGCTGACGTGCTAAAACGTTTCGACAAGGAGATCGAGAAAAAGAAACTCGAACTGCAAGAATTGCAGCAACGTAAACAGTTTTTCTACGAAAAGTTCGCTGTCTATTTCAGTGAAACTTTTTCAAAACAAGAAGAACCCCTCTTCGGCTAGAGAGGGTAGTTAAGCAGCACCTAGCCATGAAGCAACAATCTCAACTGTAACCAAGGAGCTAACTCATCATGAGCGATCCCACCCTGTTTGACCCCCAGTCATACCTCACCATCACCCTCGACGAACCGACTGAAAAGCGCCCGCCGCTCCCCGTCGGCGACTACACCGCTGTCATCGGAGAGGTCAAGGCGCGCCGCTGGCAAGGCCGGGAAGACCCGTCCAAAGCCGGCATCGCCTGGGACGTGCCGCTCGTCATCGACGTTCCCCTCGGCCTGCAGGAAGCGCTGTCGCTGCCGCCTCAGATCACCCTGAGTGACAGCTGTATGCTCGACCTGACGCCGAATGGACTGTTCGACAACTCGAAGGGCAAGAATCGCAAGGTTCGTGCCTACCGGGAAGCCCTCGATCTGAACAAGCCCGGTGACAAGTTCGGGCCTGCGATGATGCAGGGACGTGTGGTCACGGTGAAGGTCGAGCACGAAATCTACCAGAACGAACCGGTGGAGCGAGTGCGCGGCGTCGCCCGGCCGGGCTGATGTAACTCGGAGACCCCGCTCGTACAGGGGGTCTCCCCTCACAGCCATGATTCGCCTACTCGCCATTGCCACAGCTTTTTCTGTCTGGGGGCTGCTAGGCTGGCTAACAGGAACCTACCCAGGCATTTCCTTTTTCGTCGGCGTTGCTGTGGGAGCTGGAGCAATGCTGATGCGGGACTAACATGAAACGCTTTATCGTAGCATCTGCCATCAAGATTGAAAACAGACAACGGGTTGAGCATGATCTGACCCGGCACCAGGAACTCGTCAGCAGCATCGAGGCTTGCGGCCTCCTTCACGCCCCAGTTTTGCGGCAGCAAGGGCAAGACTACGTACTCGTCGCAGGCGAACGGCGCATTCGCGCTATGCAAGACCTGCACGAACTCGGGCGGACTTTCTGCTATGAAGGGGAACCTGTCCCTACCGGAATGATCCCCCATACCCTCATAGGCGAACTCGACGAGCTAGCCGCAATGGAAGCGGAGCTTGACGAGAACATCAAGCGAGCTGACATAACCTGGCAAGAACGCTGCACGGCCCTGGAAAAGCTGGAGCAACTGCGCAGTAAGCAAGCCGTCGCACGCGGAACTCCGCTGCCTACTCCTGCCAGCCTTGCCGTAGAGACGCGGGGAACTGACAAAGGCTACAATACTGACATAACCCGTAAGCAGCTCATCATCGCCAAGCATCTCGATAACCCCGAGGTTGCCAAAGCTAAAACCGTTGACGAAGCTTTCAAAGTGCTCAAAAAGCAGGAGGCTGAGAAAGTCAACGAAGAACGAGCAGCGTTGGTCGGCTCCTTCTTCACCGCCGGGATGCACCAGATTGAGCAAGTTGATTGCACAGTCTGGATGACTGCGCAGCCAGCCGAACGCTTTGATGTAATTCTGACCGACCCTCCCTACGGAATGGGAGCAGATGAGTTTGGAGACTCCGGTGGGCTGGCCGCAGGTGCTCACGGATATTCAGATTCGGAGGATTACTGGAAACAACTCATGGAGGTTTTCGTTCCGGAGTCTTACCGCCTCGCAAAAGCAAATGCTCACGCCTACATCTTCTGCGATGTGGATAAATTTTCCATGCTGCGCGAAATGATGGGGAAAGCTGGCTGGAAGGTTTTCCGTACTCCGCTCATCTGGTTCAAGCCTTCTGCTTCCCGCGCTCCTTGGCCCGACAAAGGCCCGCAACGCAAGTACGAACTGATTTTGTTCGCCGTGAAGGGAGAGCGTAACGTGACCAAAATGCTCGGAGACGTGTTGCAATACAACTCTGACGACAACCTCGGACACGCTGCGCAGAAACCTGTGGAGCTTTACAAGGACCTTCTGAGTCGCTCCGCCCGAGCAGGTGACACCGTTCTCGATTGCTTTGCCGGGACAGGACCGATCCTCCCTGCCGCGCACCAGCTCAAAGTAGCTGCCACTGCACTGGAACAACTTCCCGCTAACTACGGCATCATGGCCAAGCGGCTGGAAGGACTCACCGGAGGCCCCAAATGAGTACCACTCGCGCGCTACCAACTCCTCGTTGTAGTGTTTTGGAGAATCAGTTTTCGCTGATCTCTACTGAATACTCGGAGCTATATCTACGCTGGAAACAGCTGGCAATGGAACTGGAGCGAGAGTTGCTGCAAGTACGCTCCGACCTGTCGATCGCACACGCAGTAGAGGAGGGACGTCATGGCCTCGGATGAGTATAAATTGAACAACGGAAATTTACTTACGTGGTACGATAACCCAGACGGGATCGGACGAACCTACTACGTGCAGCGAAATCCGACGGAAGAAAAAATCCTTGTGTGGAATACGGCAGTGCTTAGTCCCACTGTCCTTCAAGCAGCCGTAGCCACCGAAGCCCACTTGCAATGCATTCAACGGGAGTCATATCATGAGTGAAATCTCTGCAATTGGAGTTGTCCTCGACACTGAAACCACTGGAATGGGGGAAGATGCTCAGGTCATTCAACTCGCTTACACCGAACTCAACAGCAACCTGGAGCAGAGCGGTAAAACAGTTTGCACCTATCACTTGCCAACAGTAGCTATCGAATGGGGAGCTTTGGCAACACATCATCTGTCTCACGAAAAACTCCGCGCGCTCGGTGCTAGTTTTGATAAGCCTCAGCCTCCCGTCGCCGCCTACTACATCGGGCACAACGTAGATTTTGACTGGAAAGCTTTGGGCAGCCCCCCGGATGTGCGGCGCATCTGCACCCTGGCGCTTGCTCGCTACTTCTGGCCAGACACCCACGGGCATACACTCGGAGCTTGCACCTACCGCATCTGCAATTCTTTTGCGGAAGCAGAGCATAACCTTGTCTCTGCCCACGATGCCAAGACTGACATTAGCTTATGCTACGACTTGCTGTTGTGCCTTGCTGCTAAGGCTAATTGCACAACTCTGCATGACCTGTGGTTGTTGTCAGAAACTGCACGTATCCCCACCATCATGCCTTTTGGGAAGCACAAAGGCGAGCGCATTGCAGACATTCCCCGTGCCTACAAAACCTGGGCGCTCAAACAAGTCGACTTCGACGAGTACGTGCTGACCGCTTTCAGGCAAACAATGTAATGGAGATAGTGGCACTAACGAAATTGCCTGATGGTATCTGGCAGGTCACTACATCCTATCTGTGTGCTGGCTTTGTGGTTAAAGCTGGCCTGATAATTTCGTGTGCCCCTATTCTTCGTCCCAAGATTTCATACTGGATGACCGTTGCTAGGAGAATCGAATGCCCCGTTTTGGAATAGGCCCCGTGCCCGCCAGAATCATGATCGTTGGCGAGGCTTATGGCCCCGAGGAAGAACGCGCAGGGGAACCCTTTGTAGGAACCGCCGGGCAGGAGTTAAACCGAATGCTTCACTCCGCCGGCATCATGCGCTCGGAATGCTACACTACAAACCTTGTGAACAAGCGGCCTCCGCACAGTGACTTTTCCGAGTGGATGCCGGAGCGTAAAACTGACATTAAGCACCATCATGTGCAACTGCGAGATCGTCGCGTCGATCCGGTTGTGCTGGCTGGCTACAATCGCTTGCAGCAAGAAATCGAGATGGTGCAGCCAAATGTAATTCTCACCTGTGGAAACATCCCGACTTGGGCTCTTACCGGAGCTTGGGGAGTTACCAAATGGCGAGGCTCCATGCTGGGCGGCGGGAATTCCCCCAAGATCATTCCGATCTACCACCCCGCAGCAGTGCTTCGCCAGTGGGCTTGGCGCGCTATAACTATCCAGGACCTCAAGAAAGCTCAGCGGGAATCCCATTCTCGCGTGTATGCCAACAGACCTCAGTGGCATTTCCACATCCGTCCCTCCTTCGCCAAAGTCCTCGACGTACTCACTACCCTTCACCACTGGCTCGAGGTTCCCGAGAGTGAGTCGGGCTGGTGGGATCGTTGGATTGACTTCGACCTAGAAACTCGCGCAGGACACATTGCCTGTGCTGGCATTTCCTGGTCGCGTACTGATGCCTTGGTAATTCCTCTGATGTGTGTGGAGGATAAGGAGGGTTACTGGCTCCCAGACGAAGAAGCCGCAATTGTTTGGTGGCTGTGGAAGGTACTCACCCACCCTAAAGTAAACGTGCGCTGGCAAAATGGATTGTATGATGCTCAATACACCTGGCGCCACTGGCATTTTGTTCCTCGCGGGCAGCAAGACACCATGATCTCACAGCATTCCCTCTTTGGCTCGCAAGAAAAATCTCTCGCTTTCCAAGCCTCGATGTACTGCACTGACTACATCTACTGGAAGGACGACGGGAAGACTTGGCATGAGACCGTTGGGGAAGATCAGCTCTGGGCCTACAACGCACAGGACTGTGTACGCACTCGTGAAGTCGGAGAAGTAGAACAACTCACTGCAAAACGGTTGGGGCTAGAGGCTGTCGAGGCATTTCAACAGCGCCTATTTTGGCCGGTGCTGCGTGCCATGCAGATCGGCCTGAGGGTGGATGAACGTGCGCGCAGCGAACTCGTCACCGAAATCCAAGACGAGATTGCTGAACGTGAAGCTTTCTTGGCGCGTTGCTTGGGCCATAGCCTTAACATCAACTCCCCCAAGCAGATGAAGACGCTGTTTTACGAAGACTTGGCACAACCTGCTATCTGGACTCGCGCTACCAAAAACCAGCCCTCCCGTATCACCTGCGACGACGAGGCACTCACCCACCTCGGAAAGCGCGAACCACTCCTTCGCCCCCTCACTCACGCCATCGCAGACATCCGTACCCTGGGGAAATTCCTACAGTTTGCTTTGGCCCCCACCGGAGCTGACGGGCGGATGCGCTGCTCCTTCAATATCGGGGGTTCAGAGTCAGGGGAATCCGCTCCTTACACCTACCGCCTGTCCTCCTCCAAAGACGCCTTTGGTTCGGGGGCCAACCTCCAGACGATCCCATCGGAAAAGTCAAAGAGTGTTGGCAAATACAAAGAACGCCTCAAAACCGCTATTCACATTGCTGAACTAGGAGACCCTTATGCGCTTCCCAATCTCCGTCGGATGTTCTCGCCGGACCCTGGATACACCTTTTTTGACCAGGACCTCGATCGAGCTGACCTTCAAGTTGTGGTTTGGGAGGCAGATGATCCGATGCTTAAGGCTGCGCTGCGTATGGGGGCGGACATACATCTGCTCAACGCCTTCGTGCTCGTGGGAAAAGAACCTCCGCCTCTCGATGAGTTGGTAGAGTCCCATCCGAAGTATGCAGATCACCGAGGTCCTTACAAGCATGCCCGGGAGTTTGCAAAGGTATTCTGCCACGCCACTAACTACGGGGGGTCTGCTCGCACTATTGCAGGCCATACTGGCCGGACAGTCCATGAGGTAGATCGTGCACAGCATAAATGGTTTGGAGAGCATCCCGGGATTAAAACCTGGCACGAACGCACCTGGGAACAAGTGCAAAAACACCGCTTCGTGGAGAACCGTTTCGGCTATCGCTGGTATATCTTTGACCGCATTGACGGAATTCTTCCAGAAGCACTTGCCTGGGTTCCCCAAAGCACAGTGTCTTGCGTCATCAATCGTGCCTGGGTAAACATCCACGACCAGCTACCTCAGGTGCAGGTACTCCTCCAGGTCCATGATTCTTTGGCTGGACAGTTTCCGACTCACCTGCGCAGCGCTTTGGTCCCGCAAATCAAGGCCGCCTCCAGCATCGTAATCCCATACGAAGACCCTCTCATCATCCCAGTTGGATTGAAAACCAGTGAAGTGTCCTGGGGAGACTGTGCATAATGCCTCGTCAACTAAAAGACTGGCTAACCTCCTATGTCGCCTACGCCTCTTACACAGAAGCACCTCGCCTCAACCATTTCTGGTCAGGTGTTTCTGCTGTAGCCGGGGCGTTGCGCCGCAAGGTGTGGATAGACCATGTGTACTTCCAATGGACCCCTTGCTTCTACATCGTCATTGTAGCAAAGCCTGGGATCGTCGCTAAATCAACTACAGCAGACATTGCGATGGACTTGCTTAAAGCCGTTCCCGGAATTAACTTTGGTCCGGACATTGCTACATGGCAGAGTCTGCTTCCTGCTTTCAGTGAAGCCTGCGAAGCCTTCGAGTACAAAAACGAGTGGCACCCCATGTCTCCGCTCACCTTGGTCTCCAGTGAGCTTGGAAACCTACTCGACCTGCATAATCACGACATGGTTAATCTGATGATTACCCTGTGGGACGGGAAGAAAAAGCTGGACAAGATCACCAAAATGTCAGGAAATGACACCGTGGAAGCTCCGTGGATCAACCTCATTGGCTGTACGACGCCTTCCTGGATCGCCCAGAACATGAACAATCTGACGGTGGAGGGTGGTTTCACCTCTCGCTGCGTATTCGTCTATGCCGATAGGAAAGAAAAGCTTAACTTTTGGCCTAAACTGTCTCTTCCTCACGATATCCTCGATGTTAAGAAAGCCCTCATCCACGACCTGGAATACATCGCGTGTAATCTCGTAGGTGAATACGAACCAACCCCCGAAGCCCTCAAATGGATGGAGCGTTGGTACGAAGAAACCTGGACTATCCGCCCCGAACACCTGCGCTCGGACCAAGCTGACGGATACATCGCACGGAGGCAGACTCACCTCTGCAAGCTAGCAATGGTGATTGCTGCTGCACAGCGAGACACAATGGAGCTTTGCCTCGAAGATTTCCTCGTAGCCAACGAAATGCTCGTCTCCACCGAAAAGACTTTCACCCAAACTTTCTCCATGATTGGGAAGAGCCAAGATGCATTGCAGATGGAAAAGCTAATCGAGGCGGTTCGCCGCGTAGGGACCATGCGCTACGAAGACGCCTTTCGAGTAGTGTATGCCGCCTTTCCTGATGCAAAGGATTTCGAGGGAATGCTCAGTGGAGCTATTAAGGCCGGCTACCTCGATCTGGAAATGCGAACAGACGGAGCCTTTCTGAAAGCTAAGGGAGTACGTTAAATGCACAAATTATGCCGGGATAAACCGCACACAGATACTCTCCCTTCCTTGATCCAATCACTAGGCTATTGCTGCCCTCACGCCTTCTTTCAGCTTTTTCACGACCGCCAACTAATTGCGGCTCGTCTCGGGCTCTCCGTTCGCACCGTTGCAGAGTGGAAAGCCCGCGCGAAGGCGGGCGAGTGTCAGTGCAACGAGGTGGATGGCTGTCTCAGGGAGCACCTCGAGGACTTAAAGCGTGCCCTTTCAGCGAGTCAATGAGGGCGTAGCAGGTTTCAAGGGCTCCGTCTTGGCGGGCTGCTCTGGCAGCAAACCTTGCAAGAAAGATCGCATGGCTTGCTCCCAGTTCAGCCCCGTTTGCTCCCTCACAGGCAGGTCGGGCGGCTGCGGGCAGGTCGATGGGGCGCTCGGGACGCTTCCGCAACTCATCAGTAGCAGCGACAAGCCTAGCATCCAGAGCAGCAATCCTGGTCTGATCGTACCGGATACGCGCTTCCAGGACGCTCCTCCACTGCTGCTCAGTTTCTTTGGCCTTGACGGCGGCTTTGTCTTTTTCCTCTTGCAAGCCATGTTCGATCTCCAGTTGTTTTACACGCGCTCCTCTGAGATCCCCTGCCACAAAGGAACCTGCAAAAGCTAAGACAACGGCTAGGATAATCCAGGGATTCACGGATAAAACACCGGGTTACCTGACCTAGGCGGAACACTTTGTAGATGGCACCATCCCTTTGTGGCAGAAGGATGCTCCATCCACAGTCCTATCTCATGCGAGATGGCTGGTAAATGATTCATACACCAGTCATCTATTACTCCCTCCGGATCGTATAGATCCACCGCTTCCCCTGTGATGTGTTTCGAGCGGAGAGCTGCTCCGGGCGTGTGAGCGTTGAGAGCTTTCGGGCGCCACCCCGAAGCCACACAACTCCCACTGTGTGGACTCATCTCCAGCTGTATCCCATTGCGCTCCATTTCCTGAATCAAGGCGTTCACTCGATCCACCAGTTGTTGTGCATTGAGCTGCACCCCCTCCGAGAACTCCTCTGGATAAAGGGCGGCTCTCCCCATGAAATACTCTTCGAGCGTAATCATACAAGCCTCCGATCTTCCTTTCTCCGTGTGTGAGTACGCGCACGTTCTTTGTGTTCTTTCGCCATAAGCCAAACCCCAAGCACGCAAACAACACTTGGAACCAGCAAGATTAGTGCGAGTACTGCTGAGCAATTTCCCATATCAGTCTCCTGTCTTACCTATAACACGTTGAACAAGGCGCTCTAGTCCTGACGTGCCCAGACTAGCTAGTGCGGCTGCTACGCCAATTTGCCCGAGAGGAGGAACCTCCGGGAAAGCAAGTAGTACAATTCCCGCGGCCATCGACAGTCCCATTGTGGAGAGACACCTTCCCCAGATGATCCGGGCTGTTAGCTGTTCCTTGGAAGCAAGCAATTGCCCCAACCCAACCAAAATGCCGAGCAGCCCGAACCCCGACGCCTGCCCAATTGCTGTGTGCCAATCAGAATGCGAAGACATTTTTGTTATTCTCCTGTGGTTAAAACATAAACATATTACACGTAGCTACTCCTACGTCAAAGGTATTTGTAGCCCTGGTACTAACAGTGAGTGTTCGTGTGGCAGAGTTACCAGTAAAAATAACCTGTCCAGTTGAAACAAACATATGCGCCGTAGACTCACGAGCAAACTGGGACTTGTAAATCCAGTAATTTTCATCGGCTCGGGTGTATAGTTCAATGATACCGTTGTATGCGCTAGCAGCTGCTACTACAGGGATTGCTTGCAAGCGAGAAGTGGCGCCTAACGTGGTAGTAGCTACAGCGGCTGCTGTAAAAGAGCAACTACTACTATCACTGGTAAGGTGATCCGACGAGTGAAAGGTACAGTCAATCGGATCTGTTCCGTTTGTGGAAAGTGAGTTAAGTAGGATTTCAATGCGCTTCACCTCAGCCGGGACTGTCACAGAAAGTATACTGGTACCGCCCACGGAGTTTGCTTGAGTAGTACTGTACAAAGCGGCTTGTCGAATAGACAATGGGCTCATAGCCCGTACACTTGACAAACTGCCAGTTCGCATTTCAGCTTGTGTGGCCGTAGCTGCAAACGCCGCTACGTCAGTACCAATCACCAGCCCCAGCGAAGAACGCGCAGCTGCCGCCGAAGCTGCCGTAAACAGAGCCTCCCCTGTGTCCGTAGCCCCTAGCGTTCCTCGAGCAGCCGCAGCCGTGACAGCCGTAGCTACCGCATCGCCAACTGCTGTAAAGCCGAGGTTACTTCTCACCGCAGCAACGGTTGCCGGAGCATTCGTCCCATTCCCTGCCAACTCATAGCACAATGTCCTCAGGTCATTCAGATACGACGCCATGACCAGCGTGCTCTGGTCCCCGTCCACAAACACAGAAGGTTTAGTTCCCATCACAACTCCTTAGAAATAAAACGGACTGACCCAGCCGGGCACCATACATCCCGGACCTGCCGAACCTGGAACAGCACTGCTAGTTCGCGGACTGCAAACAGCTTTAATCAGATCTTCTCCGCGCGGACGGGTCCAAGGCGGTGTCTGCTGCTCAGGTACTCCCCGAACAAAGTCCTGCGGATGCCGAGGGTCCCAGCATTTTGCACAGCATTTCATCCCGTCCCATCTGGAGGTGAGTTCGGAAGCCTTAAACTTGAACCCGCAAACATCACAGGCGGCATTCCAATCTCCTAGCGCCAGATAGTCTCTGGGCCCTGTCACTGGCCGTCCCATGTCACTCTCCTTTTCGTTGCAGTTTTTCCACCCGCTTCAGCACCCGTTCGTAGGCAATGTCTGATTTCTTTCGCCCATGGATAGGAATGCCGGCGAAACCGAGCAGCCCGGACTCTGCTCCAGACTCAAAGCTGGAGGCAGCCGAGATGGGCAGCATCTTCTTCGCTGCGTGTTCAATCCTGGAACCTTCCATCGGACGCATGTTACCTTTGGTGGACAGATAGTCTACATTAAGCGCTTGTTCCAGCGCTTCTTTCGGGAGTATCCCCATCTTATTGACCGCTTGCTGTCCAGGGCGAGTACCCCAGTGGACCGGTTCCATTGTGTGCTTAGACCATTGCAGTTTCCTTCCATCTCCCATGTCAATCGAAGTGGGGTCTTCATTCTCCCACAGCCAATGACCTGAAAGTGCTTGGTTAAGCACGTTGCCGATCACGAAGTAGTAGGCGCCGGCGCGTGCCAGATATTGGCGGTGGAGGTCAGCTAGGGTGGTTGGCTCAAGCAATCCCTTTACACCAGAACCTTTCGAGAACGCTTGCGTCATAGCTCGCGTGGTTGAAAGAGTCCAGTCAGGCGCAAACAATGCCAACTGTGCCCACCATCTCCCACTGCGGGAGTAGAGCTGCAAGGCAAGGTTACGCCCCCATTTGGTCGAAGAAGCTTCCGCCAACCGTCGCCAGTTCAATCCCCCCAGCAAGTCATTGGTATAGCTAGCTGCAATAGCTCCAGCTTGCTCTTTGGTAAGCAACGGAACAGATGGATCAGCTGCATGTCGCTTTGCAGAAGCAGCCATCAACGACTCCACCTTTTCGGCGAAGATGTTCAGCTTCATCCCTGTGTGCACCCAGTCCCACATGAAGGTGTCAAACTTGTGGTTAAACTCAGCCAGGCCTTTGACTGGAGCCCCAAGTCCTTCCATCGCGGAGTCCAGACCTTTCTGCACCCCCTTGAGTCCGGCGTAAAAGCTATCCGTCCCCACATCTTCCATCGCCCTGGCGCCACGCTCCAGTCCGAACTTCAAGCCACTTTGATACGCCAACTCGATCATAGGGGTAAGCCCTTGTTGGCGCAGCTGCTTGAGCAAGTCCGTAGTTCCGCTAGCAAAGGCGGGCAAATCCTTAATGAACTTGAGCGGTTTGTCCGTTCCCGCCAGCCCCGCATCAAACAGTGCCTTGACGTGGAACAGCGAGAAGGATACCGCCGAGCGCTTCAAGGCCGTGTTCAGCATTTCTGCTCCCACCGCCAGCGCACTCCCAGGTGCTTTGCTATAGAGGAACTGCAACGAAGGCGCAATGTCAGGATGTACTTTGACTCCTTGCAGCCCATCCACATTCTCGTAGAAATGGGGAGCCTTGTCATGCGGAAGCACCAGCTTAATTCCGTTGGGCAGTTTGGCTTGCTTGATGCCTTCAACCAACGCCTTATTCGCCATTGCCCGCGACATGGAGTTGGAGTAAATCCCGATGATGGCGGAGATGTCTTCGGTCAGCGGGGTCAGTCCTGCGCGTTTCCCCTCTTCCAGCGTGGAAAAGGAACGCTCCTTGGCGTAAGGGGATTTGGTACCCATGCCCGCACCTCTCCCCTCCATCCGCGCCCAGAAGGCTTCCAGGATAGGAGATTGTTTGGAACCAGCCTTCCAGTCCCACAGGTGCGTCACGTAGTTATCCAACCCAGTGTTAAGGACTCCGGCTGCCTGTGCAGACTTCCGCATTCCCTCGAACCAGGCGCGTACCATCGTGGCGGCGCGGAGCTCGGCTCCTTGCAGCTGAATGTTCTTATTCCCGTCCAGCCATTGCGTAATGCGAGCCCGCCCAGCTTCATCTGGCACCAACTTCTCCACGCTCCGCTGCAGGTCCCAGGCAAGTTTAGCCGCTTTATCCTGTGCAAATTCCCAGGCGTTTGTAAGCCCATCAATCCGCAGTCGGGTGTCAGGCTTCCACAGGCCCTTCCAGGTGTTCACCAGTTTGGCAGGTCCCATTCCGGCACCTGCTCCGACCAGAGCTCCGAGCGCAGCCCCCATCCACTTGTGATCCTTATCGCTTGCCCACAGGCCGATGGCGGTTCCCAGTCCAACTGCAGCCATACGGGCTAGCAGACGGGGATCGGCCTTGCCAGACTGCCCGAACATTTTGGGCTGCGCATGATCAGGCCGCACGGGGACTTCGATCCAGGTATGTCCCTTCGGATCGGTGTAGTCTATACCCCCTAGCTTCCGTAGAATGGGCTCAACCACTCGCTTGTAGCGCGTGTATATGCCAGCGGTCTGCGGTAGCGCTAGATACACTCCACCATCCCACGCAGGCTTGAGAGCAGCCTCCACTTCAGCACGAGACATCTGTTTTATCTGATCCCCTTTACGCTTCTGCAGCTCTAGGTATTTGGTGACCGTGTCCTCGAACAACTTGTTAATATATCCGTTTTTGGAGTAATAGTCAGTTAGTACTTGCCAGGCTTCCTTGTCAGTAGGGGCTACCCTAGCAAGCACACTAGAGCCGTCATCAAGTATGATTTCTTTCTGTAGCCCCTCTTCTTTTGTATACATCCAGCGTCCGGTACCCGGTATACGGATCTCTCTGCCAAATACCGTAATCGGAGACGCTTTCACAAAAACAGGACTTACTCCAGCTGCTGATATCCTCAAGTCAATAGGATCAGCCACCGGCCACCCCTCCACCTTCGCCACGGTATCCGGAGTGGCAAAACGAACAGTCTCCCCGTCTTTAATCAGCTGTTCTGTCCAGTCAATATTCTTCTGGTACCATGCGCGATCTTCGGGAGTTACCGCTTCTTCCAGCGCTTTTCGGTGCTGAACAAGATTTTCTTTCCAATCCTTTAAGTTATGTGCTGCCCGTGCCATCTCCTCTCGCACAAGACGAGCTTCCCAGTCTTTGGCCAAGGGGCCGAGGCGAGAACCCGCAACAGACTGTTGAAGTTTGCTTTCCATTTCAATATTACGAACGAGCCAGTTTTGAATTGCGGAATCTTGCGCATAGCGCAACCACCGAATTCGATCTGGTTCTCTAAGTTCACTCAGATTACCTTCATGAATCTGGCGGCGAAGCAAATCTGGAAGTCCTAGCACATCCGCCCGGTGCGCCAGGTTATCACGCATTGCACTATAAGCAACTAGGTTAGCTTCCCGCAAATCGGCAAGTGTGTCGTAAGGATTCAGTACAGCTTTCTCAAGACTCCAGGCATTAAGCGATCTTTCAGCTTCTGTATTAGTCTCTATCTGCCGCTGGTAAACCTCATCCGTATTAACAGCAGTTTTTGCTTTAAGCCTCTGCACCAGATCGCTCTGAAGCTCAACCACATGTTGCTTTCCGTTTTCTACGAACGACCTGACCCATCCAAACAGTCGGGGATTGCCGAAGTGATTGTTAGTCCCTACCTCAAAAGGAAGGTCATACATCATAGTGAGCGGATCTGTGTAAGTATTTGCGGCTTGAGGAGACGGATCTGCCGTTCTTCCAATTCTATCTAGTCCATAGTCAGCATATGTAGGCGTTGGATTAGAAGTAAGCGTCCAATCCGCCGTGTCCACGTTTAGTTGCTTAACCAACTCCGACGCCGTAATGGTTTCCTTAGGATGTTGCAACAAGGTGTAACGGACCAGTTCCTTTTCCTCCACCGGAATATCTTCCCGTGCCACCTGTTCCCACACCTGTTTTTTGGTAAAGGTGTGGCGATCCTGGGGAAGCCGCTCGAGGAGCTTAAACCCATAAGGGTTTTCCTTCAGCAGAGAGCCTAGAGATTTAAGCGCTCCGGGGGCAGGAGACAGAGCAGCAGCGAGGGCGAATCCTCTAACCGTGTCCTGCTCGTCTTTGCCTAGCGCTTGGTACGCCGCCAGCGAAACTCCAAGCGCAGCCAGTCCTGCGAGGAGGCGGGGATCAGCTTCCCCCTTCTCCAGCTTTCGCGGGCCATCCAGCTTCGTCATGGTTTCGTGAGCTTTGTCGGCATTCAGCATTCCTCTTTGCCAACCCTCGGTACCTTCAGGAAGAACAGATTCATACCAGTAGCGGGGGCTGTTAGTGCGTGTATCCCAGGTACGGCCCGTAATTTTGTAGACATCTCCCTTAGATCCCTTAACACGATCTCCGGCCTGCCACTGCCACCCGTCATAAGCCTCGACGAGTTCGGCCGTTTTCTGCATACGTTCCCTGACAGACTGCCCCAGGGCTTTGTGAAAGTCACGGATAGGCTTGGTGATAAGCTCCGTCACGTTATCCTTGCCCTTCAGCCCACCAAGCAGTGCCACGCCAAGCCCAAGCGACTTTGCATCCTCTTGGTCCGCCGGGTCGAGACTCAGAAATCCCGCTACTGTCAACCCAAGCCCCGCAATCAACGCCAGCAGCTTCGGGTCAGCTTTCCCTCCTTGCAGCTGGTCCTTCGCCCAGGTCGCCTTATTCCACGCAATCCGCTCCTCCGCCGTCATATCGAAGCCACGCCCGGCTGCTTGCTTCTCCGCCGCGCGTTGCAGGTCCGTGCCAAAGTCGCGCAAGGCGTCAGGAGTAGCTCCCTTCATTCCGGTATCCACCGGCTCGAGTCTGCCGTCCGGCATCCGCTGCTGGAACAGCGTCCCCCTACCAGTCGGCTGTCGTCCGGCTGCCTCCGCCGCTGCTTGGGCCGCATCCCTCGCTGCGCCCTCTGCCGCAAACCGTCCGGAGAGGTCCTCGAGCAGCGGGGCATCTGGCGCAGGCAGCCGTAGTGTAGGCGTACCAATCTGCCGAATGGGAGGTGCGTCAGGCCTGTTGGCATTGTCGAAGCGAAAGTCAGGAATGTACTGATCCGCTGGGATTACCTCGCCCTGGTAAGTATCCCTGAATCCTTCCGCAGCCAACCCTCGCCGCTCCATCATCCGGTCTAGTGCCTCCCCAACCGCCGGATTTTGCTTGCGGATAGCCTCCACTTTCTTTTTCGAGGCGCCCTCTTGCATCAGGTTGTACGCCTGCTGCTCGGCGTTACGAGCTTTATCCACGGCAGACAAAGCCTCCCCCTCGGCTGCCCTGTGCAGATCAGCAGTGAATTCTTGCGGGGAGGAGTAATCTGCCTCACGCATCTGCTTAGCTTCAGCTGCCGTTTTCGCCGCTCCAGGCAAGTCCGTCGGTTTAGCTTTTCCGATAGCGTCGATCTTAGCTTGCATACCTTTTGCCGTTCCCCAGGCGCCAAGTCCTGCCATCGTGGCATTAGCAAAAGACTGAACATCTTGCGTAGTCAGAACTCCGTTGGATTTTTTCTCGATCCAATCCCCGCCTTTTTCAATTCCCTTGGCCATCAGCCCCATTGCCTGAGACACGTCTGAGGCAGTGTAGTCTTCGCCATAGCCAAACGCGGTCATGATCTTGTGCAAGGGATTCATGAACGGCTCGGCGATCTTGGAGCTAGCCTCAAGTGCTTTCTTCCCTTGCTCTGTGCGGGAGGCCGGGGCGTAGCCGCGCGCCAGGGGATCGACCAGCTCGTTAAGCCGCGTACCAATATCCGCTCCCGTGGCGAGTACCATGCCAGGAACACTCAGAATCATATCCGCAAGTCCCAGCAGGTTGGTTCCAGTTTTCTTGAGGATTTCAAGCGGGGCACTGGAGCTGGAAGATTCCTGTGGTTTCTTCCCGAGAAACTCTTCAGCGCTCATACCTTTTGGAGCTGGGGTTTCCTCGACCACCGCTCCAGTTCCAGCCTCGATTGGTTGCCCCTGCCAGTGCATAGGCGCAGCTGGTACCCCGTTGTTGATGTTGCGCAGTGTGCGAGCCATTGGAGCATCGCGCTTTGGATCAACGCCAAGTAGCATCTTCGGATCTTCTGGATCGTCAGTTCCCCCAGCAGCACCACCGCCCGCGGAAAGAAACTCTTGAGGACTCATGCCCATGTTATTCTCCAGTAACGGGTTGAAACTCCTTGCCATCCCATTTCCCGATTACCCCCTTACCGTTGTCGTAGTAACGCCCCACTACCCAGGCCTTTGGATCTTCCGGAACTGTCATAGCGGTAAGCGGAGTCTTACCTGCCCCCATGAAGCGAAGACGTTTGCTCAAGCCTCCCCAACGCTCTTGCTCCACGAAGTCTTTCTTCACCAAGTTGTAAGCTTCCGGAAGAGCCTCGCTGTACGTAGTTCCAGGACGAGTCTGCATAATCCTCCGAGCGCTATCCGCAAGTGCGGCACCTGCCATCGTCATGTCTTCGGACTCAAGGTCAGGAGAATTCTTCTTCATATACAGCAAAGCTTCGTCAAGCTGCGCACGGGAGGGGGCTGCAATAGGCTTGCCTTCGGTCTTTGCAGCAGCACCTTTGGGGTTCCTGGCACGGATTATGTCGTTATAATCCTCACGAACTTTCAACAGTTGTTCGCGGACTTCGATCAGTTTGTCATGGTAGCGAATCCGCTCTTCGTCTGCCAGCGCCTTTCGCTCCGCCTCCAGCCGCTCTTTGTAAGTCATGGAAGCGTCACGAGCTTGTTGTACGAAACGAGGATCGTAAGTCTGTCCGGCAAACGGACTGGGCTGCCCGGTCTCTGTTTCGATCTGAGAATTTGCCCGGTCAAAGGTTTCTTGGTCCCGCGCAGTACCTATCCAACGATGCACAGTTTCGTTATACTTTGAGGCCAGCTCCAAGCGATGCTTCTTTGCAGCTATTCCAACTGACATTGCCTGCGCCTCGTGCCCAAGGGCAGTGGAGGCGTGGCCAGCCAACTGGGCCATCATGTGAGCATCGCCAGCGGAACCTGCATCCAGCGTAAGCCCGGAAAGAAGCTCTGACAGTGGAGCTTTGGGGTTGGCAGCCACTCGCGCTTGCGCTAGCCTCCCCATTGTGTCCGCAGTCTGCATGTCTTGCAAAGCCTTCACAGCTTGCACGTCATGCAAGTCAGCTGAGGAATTCAGTCCCCGAGTTTGTGCGGCTAGTTGCGCGATGGTAGCTTCGTTTTTCTGGGCTACGAACGCAGGATCTGCGCCCATATCCCACATAGAAAAGTCGGCCATGGTATCTCCTTAACCGAGCAACTGCCAAACGCCTCCACCCAGGCGATTGAGAGAAGACCCGAGAAGTTGTGCGGCAGAAATGTTGCCTTCTATTCCCAACTGTCCCGCGGAGGCTGGGTTGAATCCCGCGCCGGCAAGAGTAGCTAGCCGATTCTGCTCGTCTCCCATGAACTTCTGGCCGTATTGCGACAGGGCAGCCATCATGTTTCCCGAACCTTGATAGCCCTGAGCAGCCATGCTACGACGTACTGCTTCCAGTCCGGCTGCGTACCCAGGTTGCCGTGTAATCAACGAAGGATCGCGCGACAATGCTGCAAGTTGTTCGGCGTACTGAGCGCGATGCGGGCCAAAGGGGTCTGCCCGCTCGGAAGCTTTACGCGCCAGATCTGACAGATTTCGAGACTGGTTAATGCCGTATAGTCCCTGTAGGATATTCATGCCGCTCTGCAGAGGACCTGCCTTTTTAGCCAGCGGAGACATTGCGCGAAGTCGCTTCAAGGCTTCCAACGGATTACTCAACCAGTTGGAAATCGTAGCTCCCATGTCAGGAGAACCCCAATCGGTGAAAGGACGGCTTAGGTCCACATCAGGCGCGTAGGCAGCTGGTCCCCAGTTATCTCCTCCAGCAAACCCACCGAGATTTCCCCAATCCGTTGCGCTTCCAAAGCCTAGATCACCCCAGTTGCTGCCTCCGCCAAACCCTCCAAGATCCCCCCATCCGCCTGCAAGCCCACTCATCGCACTGAGTTCTTCGGCAGGAATCAGTCCCGCCATCATATCGGCAGCTGCCAGATCTGCGCCCATCATACCACCTCCAAGTCCGGAAAAGAAATCAGGAATCCCCGCTGCCATCAGGGCGATTGGGGCGACCTTCATGATCGTGCCAAAAAAGTCATCATCACTTTTAGGGTTAGTGTCGAAAGGCTTCACGATATATTGTGCAAGCGCGTTTGGCACATACCCAGTTTGCTCCCATGGGTTATCAGAAAACCCTTTGGGAACAAACCCAATTTCATTCAGGCGGGAGATTACATCGCCTTTGTTGTCGTACCCACTGCTCGCAGCGGGGACACGCAAAGGCGTAAAACCGGTGAGATCTCCTCGTTGCAGTTGTTCTACCCAATTGAAATAATCAGGACTGTTCGTGAGCTTAAGGGAATTGGCGATATAAGAACCGCCTCCCGTCGGTGCCCCGTAAGTTGGCTGTCCTTGCTCGTCATACCCCGTGACCTCAGACTTTCCGGGTATGTCAAAAGCTGGAGCTCTATAGGCACTACTATCGACGCTGAGTGGCATGATTTTCCTTAGCGTGGCACCAGTCGCATGGTAGGTGCTATTGTGTAAGTGACTCGCAATGTGTCAGCAGGAGACAGGCGAAACATTCCTGCTACCACCCCTACACTTTCGTAACTACCTCCTCGGCCTATCTGTATGGAAGACACCGTACCTCCCCTAACAATCACATCTACGTCAGCTGTGGTAGAGTTGGTGTAGTCGTAGGGTGAGACACCTACCGTGATTGCGCTTATAGCAGCTAGTGCCCTGAAGTTTACGTTAGCGTATTCACTGGTGGTAAGGTGGTAGTACTGATTGGCTGCGCCTCCCTGCAAGCCTCCAGTAACATTATGCCAGATAGTGCCACTAACGGCTCCACTGTTCGTCAGCACACTAGCCAACTTCAAAAACCACTTAAGCCACAAAGGGTTAAAACTCCCTTTATTTGTCTGAGGATCTACTACAACTACCTCAGCGTACGTCGGAGGTGGTTCAAAGGTTGGCATTAAAGTGTCCCTACATCAAGCATCAAATCAACGGCTTTTAGCCGGAGACGAGCTGCTGTTCGTTGCCGCATGTGCCAGGCACGGCGTGTAAAGGTTCCACACTTGGTTAGCATAGGAAGTTTTTCCCCTAGATCAACCGTTCTGAAGGCACTCCAGTTGGTATAATCATCGTCACTGTGCCGAACCTCTAGATGACACCCATGTACCTGATCCGCTGAAAACAGCATACGTCCAAGATGCTTACGCTGCCGTGTATTCAGATCGGTATTAGGAGTGTATAACTCCCATGAGAACAGTTCTCCGTCATCTGTGAACGCACTGGAACTGAGATAGTACAGCTTTCCATTACTTTCATGCTGCACTATGACGTTTTTCGCTGCGTCTGAAGTGGCAGCTACGATCGGAAGGTAGTTCCCCTCTGCATCAGTCCACTGAAACCATTCCTGCGTAGAGACGTCATACACCATTGTGAGGTTCTGAGCAGGAATAGTAAGCACGTAAAACTTATGGCCTCCAAGTCGCGCACACCAGGAATACACCCCATCAGAATAATCAGCTTTTTCCAGCAACCGTTCTAACGCAGGTGTACTGATTTGCGTAACTTTCAGTTTCGACAGCATATGCACAGCAATGGAACCAGCCTGTGTGGAGGACATGAAAAACAGAGTGCTATCTAGATCTTGCACCGAATCTGCGTGATAACAGCCACATTCGACCAAGGCGCCTTCCACAGATGACAGCGGACTTCCGGTAGAATTTCCCGCATCGTGAAACACTTCCGTAGTCCACTCTTTGAAAGCTACTACATATACCAGCTGTTTCGCCAGCCGCACTCCCGCATCGGGCTCAATTTGAGCTACGATGAGATTGAGTGGGTCCCAAGAAGAGAAGTCATTCGGGTCAGAACCTCTGATACCAGCCGCCTTGTCCATCACATAGGATACTCCGTTGAGATATGCGATGCCCTTGGACAGATTGGTACTTCCAGGAAAATCAATGTCAGTCACCTTCGTTACAGTAGCTCCATCGGTGTAGTAGCCATACACCCCGTTTTGCAGTGTGAGTTTAGGCGTTCCGCCCAGCGTAGGCTCGAAGCAGTAAACACCTCCAGTAGTGTCTACTGTGCCAATGCTTACACCGTTTTTGTACAAATCCGCTCCGAAAACCGCGTAGATATCCCCGTTCCAATTACAGATGCCTCGACCCGTTCCGCTCAGCGTGGTATGCAGGGCCATGCCGGGGCGCTTAAAAACGTGGATTTCCCCAACAGCGTCTTTCTCTACGTATCCATTCAGGAGCCGCGCATCTTTATCCACTGTTTCGTCGCGATTAGCGAAAGTAGCGTACAAGGGCATCCGAGGTGGAAGACCTTCTTTCTGGTTGACTTGATTCATGTCGCTCATCTGAATCTCCGAGGAGCACCAGCACGCGTCGTATCAACTGCAAAGCGCGTATCCGCGTCTTCCACGTCCCAATCTTCCAAGGCCTGCCGATACGAGGCAGCCATACCGCGGCAACGCTCGATGATGGACTGCGGCTGCCCAGTGCTTACGTCATCCGCCAGTCCCCAACGCAGTGCCAAAAACCATTCCTGTGGAAAGTCGAGAGCGTCGGTAAGGGCCGTAAAGCGCGTCGCTTGATACTGCGTAATGACATGCGCGGTACCGGTAGCCGCAGTGGCATCTGGAACTAGCCAGAAATATACGTCCACTGAATCCACACGCTTATCTACCCAGAACTGACTAACAGCTCCAGTCTGCACTGTGCGAGACAGTCGCGTATATTCTTCCCGCGAAATCCCCCACAAAGGACGCTTGTTGCTAGAAGTGTCCAGATAGTATCCCTGGGGGAGCACTCTCAATGGTTTTGCCATGTCGACGTCTCCCCCCGGTTTGAGGGAATACATAGCCTGCCCAGCAACCAACGAGATGCTCAAATCGTTTTGTAGCCAAAGCTTCAAACCTTGCGTAGTCCACAAAGCGATGAGGTCTCCAAGTCTCCCCATGCAATCTGCCAGCAGTTCACTTGAAGGTGTAACACCAGTTGCTAATAGGCCAGCATCTTGTAGCCCCATGCAGATGGCTCGGTAAGGAGTGTTCAGAGCGGGTGTGGTCACGATAGATCTCCGATGGATGCACTAATAGACTTATACCGGCCCTTCCCACCGCCGCGGATCGAGCGCCAGGACCTCGAAGGTTCCGGATGCGCCCGCGCCGGTGACGCACTC